CGATGGGGGGGTGGTACGGGGCGGTGGGAATAGGTATTAAATAAGAGCGGATTATTCATTCGCCTTGCTCCTTCCGGAATCGTTTAGGTACGGGACTTTTGAGATCTCGATTTGCTGTCCATTCGCCATCCTTTTTTCCCTTTTTCTCGGGCTCGGAATCGGGTGGCAATGGGGGTGCATAGACCCACCAAATCCCCTGCGTCGAGTGGTCGATCCGGATCTTCGGTTGGCGGTTTCCTTCCTCGTCAACCATCCCCGAGCGGCCAGCACGTTTGCAAAGGGTCAGGGAGAACGCGGCCTTGTTCCCATCCCTCCGGTCGGGTTCCCGTTGCAGGACAGCCACCTCGCGGGACCAGTTGGTTAGTTCACTCGACCCCGCGCCCAGATAGGCCACCTCGCTCGAGGACTGCGCCTTCTCGGCCTTCGGTTTGGCGGTGTGATGGATGAGCACCACGACGCATCCGGTCTCCTCGAGGATCGGTTGGAGGGTGTTGCGGAGAAAGACCGACATCCCTTTTTGGTCGTTAACATCGCCCCCGAAGAACGCCATGAGCGGATCGATGATGACGACCTCGAGCCGGTGCTCCTTGATGAGTTGGCGGAGGATCCCGAGGAACACGTGCCCCGTCTTGGTGTTCTCCCTGAACAGCTTCAGGTTCTCATTGAGCAACTGCCCTGCACCGACCGTCCCTCGACCGGCTGACAGGAGCCACTGCACCGATCCGAACATGGCCTCGAGCACGTCGCCCCAGTCATTCTCCGCTTGGATGATGCCGACCCGCAACGCTCGGCCCTCAGGGTGCGCAATGCCGAAGAACGGGGTCCCTGTGGCCATTGCGACACCGAACTGGAGACAGAACGACGACTTCCCGACGCCCGACGAGGAGACAATGGTTAGCGAGCCACCCTTGCACAACCATCGCTCCCCTAGGATGCAGGTGGGGTCAGGCATGATGGGTATCTCCTTGAGCGTGTCCCATGTCATCACCTGTGGCAGATCGCGGCGTCTCAGCCACACCTCGAACTCCTCCCACGTCTCTGGTCCCTCGCGGAGTGAGACCAGCCTTTGCCACTGGTCGCCCCGCTTGCATCCCGGCAGACGCGAGAACCTGCCGGGGTTTTTATTGGCAGGACAAGGTCCAGCATCCTCTAGGTACTGGTACACGAGGTCACGACGGGTCTCCCACGTTGCCTTGTCGGGTGCGTCAACGCGCACCCACCCGTGAAACGATCGGCCACCGCTCGAGATGATAGCGGTGAGCGGCAGGTTGGACCCTTTGAGGGTGGCCAACTGGTCAGCCTCGGGAAGGTCGTCGAACTCGATGAGGACGTGCCTGTATGCGCTGACGTTGGAGTCTGCGCCCGTCGTGCTCTCGCTCCGGTAGGGGTTGATGCGTATCCATCGTCCCGAGGCCGAGGAGCAGGTGAACGGGTTGTCTCCCTGCTCGATTTGGTCGATGAACCACTCGAGCGGCTTGAAGGTGCCGTGCGATCCAGGACGGTGCTTCCCGTCCTCGCCCTCGAGAGCCTGAGTGCAAATGCACACCAGCTCCCCCGGCATGAACGCGGCGCGAAGGAAGCGAATGGTCGAGGCCGACGAGTCATCTCCCGTCAGGTCAACGGGTGCCGCGTTTCGGTTGACGATGAACCTCCCCGTTGGACTGACAGTCTGGTGCGTGTCCAACTTCGACCCTCGCGGGTTGTTGTGTGGCTTCGTCGCGGCTTGTCGGACCTTGTGCTCGAGTTCTTTTCGACTCCACGGTGGCGAGCACCGCTGGTTCCACTGTTCGAGGATCTGGAGACTCTCGGCCTCGCTCAACGCGAAGTCGTGAGCCAGTACTCTGGCAAGGTCGTAGGTGGCCGAGTGGCCTCCCTGCCCGGAGATGGCCCCGGGTACCTTGGCCGCGTAGGATGCGGCGCGTTCATACGGTGTCAGCATGGTTGTTTTTTGACCTGCTCCGAGGTCAGTTCTTCAATCGTTTGATCTCCTCGAGTGCTGCGTCGTACATGGTTTGCAACGCCTTGTGTTTGCCCCTCTCCACGAGGGTCATCGGGTTGGCAGCATCATAAGCCTCCTTCAGCTTGTCGTGCAGTTGGGCGTTGTGCTGTTGTAAATCCTGACAGGTCCTAGTGAGGCGATTAAAGGCATCCATCAGGCCCCAGTAGTCCTTGTTTGCTGCCTCGAGGCGTTTAACGACGCTCGCCAACTCGGCCACCAGATCCTCGATGAGTTCCGATGCGGCCCCATTTTCCAAGAGTTCTGCGTTCATTCCTCGTCCTCCTCGAGTTCCGCAAACTCCTCGGCGTGATAGGTTTTGAGGCTTTCAATCTGCTCTGCTGAGAGGTAGAGCGAGATGCTTCCCCACAGTTCCGCGAATGCCTCGCGGAGGTCGGCCACCTGTTGCTCGAGCCGCTCGATTTGGTCGCGCATTTTCATTGTTCATCTCCAATGGTTGGGGGTTTTGGCATGGCTGCCCAATGGGTGACGACGCTCGGCGATTTTATGCCTGACCACGCAAATGCCATGCGGTGTGACGGGGTGCAGAACGTGCGCTTTCCATCTCGAACGAGGACTATGACCGGGATGTCGCGCTTTGGCATTTCGACGTTCGCATCGACCCAGAACAGCATCGATTTCGGATCGGCGTAGAGTGTTGATTTCATTTTTGTTTTGAGGATCCCACCGCCACGAGGCCGACGAACACACTGACGAGTAGGACGGCCATGATGCCGGCTCCGAGGCGGTGGAGGTTGTTCATTTGAGCAGGGTTTCGAGGTGCGCGGAGAGTTGGTGAAACTCCGTTGGGTCAACCCACTGTTTCCTCGCGCTCAACAAGATACGCATCAGCTTTTCGACCGTCTCCGTGATCTCGGGGTTGCCGATAAACTGTTCGATGGCCGTCGCTTGATTGGTGCGCCATGTTGCCCACTGTTCGAGTTTCCCAATCCGGTTAACCAAGTCCCAATAGGCGACGTCATAAGATACGTCCCTCACTGGTTTGTCGTTCACGATGCGGAACACGTTGTTCATCATGTCGGCGAACACCGGCCGCAGTTCCCTAAGTTCTTGTGTCATTGGATTTCGTTTATTGCTGCGAGTTGCTTGGTCATTGCTTCGAGTTCGCGGCGGAGAAACCGGACCTCGAACGCGAGCGCGTCGGGATGCTTCCCTTGATCGCGGAGTTCGTCGGTCAGTTCGTCCCGCACGATTTCTCGGAGTTGGCTCCGGTACTCCGAGGACAAGAGCACTGCTCTTACCTCGGTCTTGATTGCTTCGACGGTGCTCATGGCTTGCCTGATTAGGTTGTCGAGTTGCTGCGGTTGCATGGCTTAAAACGGCACCTCATCCGGTCCCTCGGCCTCCTCCTCGGCTTTTTTGATCTGCTCAAGTGCCTTCGCTGGCAGTTGCGTTTTGCCCTTCCTCGGGTCCATTGGCCTGAGCCTCGTGGCCGTCCCCTGCGATCCGTCCTTTTTCTGGTACGTCTCAAGGTAGATGGCAAATGTCACCCACAGCCCATCGAACTTTTTCACAAACTCGATAAAGTTTGAGTTTTTCGAGAAGTCCGCGCTCTGGCCGTTGGGGATGTTGATCTTGCTCCCGTCGGGGTCAGCCGCGGCGAGCAGGACATTCAGTTTCCACCAGAGACTCTCAGCGTTGATAATGTCATCGGTGGCCTTTGCTCCAGACTCCGTGACGAACTCGAGGCGGATCTTCATCTCGCCTTTCGGCGTACACTCAATCTCGTTCGGAAACTTGATGGTGCCTGAGTAGATGCCCGGAGTCTTAATCCACGAACTCTCCGGTGCTGCGTTTCGGTCGATTTTGAACATGGTGGTTTACAGTTTGGAGATGAGGTCAGCGGTGCGAGTGCGGATGTCCTTTTGGACTTTAGCGTTGAGGAGCGTGAGCAAGTCCGTTTTGAAAAACGCGAGTGCGGACGTGTAATGCTCCCCGAGCATGTCCCTAAACTCTTGCTCTGGATCTTCAGCCGGTGGCAACGCCTCCGGTGTTACGACCTGCGCCTGAGCGGGTTTTTCGACTCGCTCGATGATGCCGAAGTCGCTGACTTCCTCGGGAGTGTAAATCCCGCTCACGACCTCCGGTGCGAGCAACCGCACTGCCTCTGAGATGAGACGAGCGGTCAGCATTTGGCGAGGGTGCCGCTTGTAGTTCTCTTTCAACTCGCCTCCCTTGCCCAGGGCGACCCCGTTGGCCACCAGCTCCTGCATCGTGACCTCCATCTCGATGTCGTTCTCTCCGTAGACCCACCGAGCCTTGACTCGCTCGGCAGTCCGAGTGCCCCAGATCACCTTGCCTCCTGCGGCCTTGTACCGACCGAGCATTGCGTCGGCCTTCATCGACAGCTTGCCGTCGAGGAGATGGTACGTTTGCGTGACCTCAAATGGGGTCAGGCCCGACGTCAGGCATTGGAGCGCGAGGATGGCTCCCTGCGCGGGTTTGGTGCATCCAAACATCCCTGATGAGGCGAAGGCTTCACCTAGTTGCATTGCTGCCCCGACGGGGTCCGAGACTCCCGAGAAGAGAGCCAGTGGTTTGTTTTCGTTGTTCATGTTTTTACTGTCTGTTGTTGTTGTTTTTTGCCGCTAATCCAACGGCGAGGATGAGCACCGCATCGGCGGTACTCAAAGTGATGTGGAGGCCTGGAAAGCGTCGTTGGGCCTCCTCCTTTAGTCGGTTTTTCCACTTGCGCTGTTCCTCTCCGGGACGCTTGGAGAGACCGATGACCTTTTGCCACGCCTTCGGCTGGACGAGGATGAGGCTGAACCCGAGCGACATGGCCACCCCTTGGATGAACCCGACGTTGCGGTGGAGGACTGCGAGTGACGAGTGACCCGCTCCGAAGATTGCTTTTGCTGGTAGCTCCATGCGGATCTCGCGATGGCCAACCGCGTAGAGGTTGCGGAGACCCGTGAGGATGTCCCCATCGGTCTCTGGCATCTTGCAGCAATAGACGTTTCCGCTCTCCATGTCGTATGCCCACCCACCTGCCACTCCGGGGTCGATGGCGATCATTTGCCCCTCCTCTGCCAATAGGCGCGCATGGATTCAACTCGGCTGATTCGCGAGCACGCCGAGCAATAGCGCTGGCCACGCTTCGATGGCTTGGCCCCTTTGCACCGACGACACCTCTTACTCGGTGCGAGCATGAGATCCCCGTGGGGCGTCTCGATGCGTTTAGCGACGAGGAGCCGCTGCGCGATGGACAGAGCGGCGTCCTTGGCCGAGATCAGGTTTGCGTGATCTTCAGGCGAGATGAGGTGCCACTCGCGGCCCTCGTGCTGGATGGTTTGCAGACTCATTGCCCCACCTCCTCTCTGGCTGCCTCTAGGACGTATGTGATGCCGATGGCGGCCGACACGAGGCCGAGTACGCCCACTGCGGCCGTCCATGCGTCCCACTCGAGGGTGCCGAGCAGGGCGAAGTCGATGGTTGATAGAGCGAGGAGTATTTCCCCTTGGATGGTTTTTGCTTTGGTTGTCATGGTGTTGAGTTGGTTATGGGTTGCGTGGGGTTGGGTTAAAAGATTGCTGCAATCACACCGCCATCAAACGGGATAGCAATCGTCCTCGCTCTGAGCCAGGCTCGCTCTGAGCCAGGCGAGAGCGTCGTCCTCGTCTACTCCAAGGTAATCCGTCAAGGCAACCGATCCGGCGTGCGTCCAGCTGCCATTTTCCAGCATCGCGTCGAGGACGAGTCGTAGGCGGACGAAGCAACCAACACCTTCTCGGTGCGTCCAGCTGCCATTTTCCAGCATCGCGTCGAGTGCAGTTTTCCACTCGAAATAGGCGAGGTCAAAAACCTGCTGCGGAACGTCACCGACGGTCACGTCGTTTCCGTCGTTTGGCGAAAATGATGCTGCCCAGCTTGCCTCGACGTGGAGGGTTGCTGGTTTGCCTAGGTTTGTTGGTTCAATGCTCATTTTGTTATCTGGTTGGTTGTTTCGTCTTGGGGTCTCCGCCCCTCAACTGCAACCATCAAACCACAGTTGTTTTTCTCTGTCCAACAGTTTTCTCATCTTTTTTTTATGCACTGCAAACTCGTTGAGTTTGAGGTGGTTACCGATGCGGGAGGCCCCATCCCCCCGCACCGGAGCATACCAGACATCCCGGCAAACAACCGGATGAACACGGAAAATCGTCCCACACGAAACTAAGCCCGTCAACGGTGCTCTAAATCATTGCTCCTCTAGGCTTTGCGAGAATAGGACAATCTCCGAGAGGGAAGCGATGATGCGTTCCTTTTGGTCTACTGTAAGTTTCTCCACATCAACGCGTTGAACCCATCGTCGGAACGATTGCGCCACCCTCTCAACCGTCGGCATCTCCTTGAGGATGGGTTGGTTAGACTGTTTGAAGCGGTACTTCGTTTTGTTCCACTGAGTTTCTGGAAGTGCCAGCCACGCTTGTATTTCCGTCTGGAGCTTGCTGAGGTTGGCCGACGTCATCCCGAGGTCGGTTGCGGCCTCCGAGAGGTTGTGCCACCCGATGAGCGGCTGTAGGTCAGCGGCGAAACATAAGGCCACCGCCTTTGCCTTCGCATCTCCGGGACCGAGCATCCACGCTAGGATCCGGTGCAGGTGCGCGGCCGATGCGGCTGAGGACGTCCTCTCAACATGGTTGGCCAGTTCGGATTGGTGCCAGTCGGCCATCCTCTGCGCGGTTGCAACGGGAATGCCGAATCGTTCGGCGAGTTGTTCGGCGGGGGTGTCGAGGTCCTCAGGTGTCCAGTCGGCGGGTTGCATTGCCCAACCCTGTAGCACTCAAAGAGTCACAGCGCACTCTCAAACAGGGAGGCCTCGGCGTCTCTGCGCTTTTGGAGACCCGTCGTGTTTGGCCAGAGTCGTTTCATCGAGCGGAGCAGCTGCGGGACGTCGTGCGTTCGGCCATCGCGGAGAGCATTTTGGATCCCGAGCATCTCGGCTCGACGATCTCCAGAAAGCGCAGTGCCACGGTTGAAGACGAGCGAGAGCAGTGCATCCCGAGCGGGTTCCGGTAGCGTTTCCGCCTGTGGATAGATGCGGAGGAGTTGCAGGTAGAACCTCGGGACGGTGATGCGCTCGAACACGTCCAGAGCCTTTTCCCACGGCACTTCGATGTCTCGCACCATCGGCCTCGATGAGAGCCACAGCCGTGCACTCTCTCCACGGATCCCGATCGCGCCCTTGAGGAGTTCCAGGCTGGTATCGGCCAACGCTCCCCACGCCTCGGAAACTTGGCTCTCGGTGTTATAGCCCAAGTCAAAACCGACGCCGATGGTGACGCCTGATTGTTCCCCCGGCCATGTTGGCCGAGAGAGGAACTTCCGGTAATACGGTTCGCCACCTCCGACTTCGTAGTCGAGGAGTAACTTTCGGCCTTGGTCTGAGAGAGTCATTGGTGCCGTTCTCCTACACGCTCGGCCAGTTCCGAAACCTTCTCCCAGAGCTTCGAGCGGTCGACCTCGCAATCTTTGATTTTGGAGGCGAGCCACCAAATCGCGATCCCCATCGCAGCGGCCAGTGGCCCTTGCTGCACCAACGCTTCGGCAAGTTTCTCAATCATTTTTGCTCCTTGCGGAAAATGTTAATTGCCGAGTAGACCGAGACTCCTGCGGTCAGCACCGCATCGGCTTGATCTGGTGCTATTTTGAGCCCCGCGAGGGTAAGGAGAGAGATGATTCCTCTCCAAGTGGAGGGCTCGAGGAGACGGGCGATGATGTACTGCATACCTATGAGAGCGTGAGCCATCAACCGAGCGGCGAATAGTCGAGCCCATAGCCGACCGTGAAAGGCCGATTGTGGTCCTCATACCAACCTGCACCGCTGAACACGTCCCGGAAGTCGGCAAAGGCCCGTTCAAACTTCGGCCTCACCGCGTCGAGTGAGAAGTTCGCCTGAGCGAATGCCACCATCTTCGCTCGGTCGATGCGGTAGCCTATCCGAATCGCTCGCAGGATGTCACCCATCGTCGAGCACCGGAACCCGTTGACGCCATCCACGATGTACTCCGTCATCGCTCCCATGTCCGAACAGATTGGCACGCACCCCGAGAGCATCATCTCGACAGCGGTCCCGCCAAACGGCTCCCAGTAGGTCGAGAGAAGAAACCCGAACTGAGCCTTGGCCATCAACTCTTTGCGCTCCTCGATGCCAGCGTAGCCGATGAAGTCGACGTGCTCCGGCCACTCCTTTAATCCGATGCCCTCGGGCCCTCCTTGGCCAGCGACCTTGAGCCTAATCCCCATCCGCTTGCACGCATCGATTGCGATGTCCAATCCCTTGTTCGTGCCTAGGCGACCGATGAACAGCGCGTAATCCTCTCGCTTTTGCGTGGGGTCAAAGTTGCGCGTGTCGAAGTAGTTCGGCACGACCCTCCAGTACCACTTTGGATTGCAGTAGGAGACGCCCTCAGTCCCGACGAATGCCGAGCGGAGCGGATACGACTCGTAACACCGGAAAGGCGCGAACGCATGGCCACTGCCGATGCCCGGCTCGACGATGATGAGATCCTTTTCAGCGTTGGCGATGTGAGTCGCTTCCTGCGTCCCACCCCAGAAAGCCAGCACGATGTCGCCTTTCTTCTTCCGTCGCTTGATTGCCTCTCCTGCGATGAGGTTAAACGCCCGATGTGCAAGGTCTTGTGACGAGTGCTTGAACTGGTTTCTCCTCCAGTCGTAATCGCCGTAGGTCTCTTGCAGGATGTCACGAGAGGTCACGTTGACGTGCTCATGAGCCGAGGTAATCGAGTCGGGGTGCCCGTAGTGAATGGTGCGGTATTCCGTCGAGTCCTTGAACATCTCCAAGAACTTCAAGACTTTCTGAGTGAAGGCACAAGCGGAGTAGTCGGGGTGTGTGACCGTGTGCGGAACACCTAGGCAGTGAAGAGTTGTCATGCTCCTCAGCCTAGGGGTTGAGTCTTTAGGCAGGCCAGTCCGCGTTTACTGAGATGCTCGTACCTTGAGCGTTCCGCTTGCGAGATCGATCGTGGATGCGGTGTCGTTGCGGAGTTGAACGGTCACCGTGTTGGCCGAGGAGACAAAAGCGTTGATCGTCAGGCCAGTGTTGCTCGACAAAGTTGCCTGCGCGAAGTGGCTAGTCAACGCACCAGTGCACGTGACGGTTGTGGTCGTCGACGCGCCAGCTGCGAGCGACGGCGCGTCGTACGTTGCTGAGCCCGTGAAAAACCCGCCGACCTGAGTGGACCCATCCGAGAATTTGATGCCCGTCGAGTCCAGGTTGAGCGCCACTGTTGCGTCCGGTGTCGTGCCGATGCCAACCCGTCCACTCGACGAGATTGCAAACCTTGTCGAGTCCGGAACCGTGTCGTCGTTGACGATCAAGCTGTTGCCTGATCCCAAGTTTGTGATCGTCACGCAATCGGTCGTCGCGGCCGTCGTGTTGAGAATCTCGAGCGTCGGTCCTGTTGAGAGTTGCTCAGCTTTTAGTGCAGCGTAAGCGGTCGAGGCGATGGCGTAGAGCTTGGGTGCTGTTGCTGCGTTGGGATCCGTGCCCGTGCCGATGCCGACATTGCCAGCAACTGCGCCGATCGCCAGCGCCTCCACAACGGAGCCCTGCGCCGTCCCGGGAACCTCAAATGCAAGCCGCGGCTGCCCAGACGCGTTGGACTTGAGTTTGACCGCGCTGATCCACTCATGGTTGTAGGTGCTGAGTTGCAGTCCGAAATTTTGGTTGATGCCATAATCGCCAGCGGCGATGTCCACTTTTGCGGTGGGTGCTAAAGTCCCGATGCCGACGTTGCCGAGCGTCGTGATTATAAATGGAGTGGAATCTGGGTTGGGCGAATCCTCAACAAGTAGAGTCGCACCGAGCCCTTGATTTGTGATGCGGACAGCGGCCGCGGTTGAGGACGTGTTGCTGATGTCTACCGTCAGACCCGAGCCCGTCCCTGTCGCGGATTGAGTCGCTGTCAACGATGCAACCGATCCTGTTGTCAACACCGAGAGCGATCCAGAAACCGTGCCCCCCGTGAGGGCCAGCGCCTGCACGGCTGCGGCGTTGAGGCCTGTGATTTGAGCGGTTGTGATGGCAATCGGGACGCTCGATGCCGCGGTGGTCAAACCCTTCTCATTCACCGTCACCTGTGCCACCGATGCGGCGCTGCCGTACTGCCCGCTCGTGAGCCCGGACAAAGTCTTGAGCGTTGCCGCTTGTGATCCTCCGCCGGTGCTCGTTGTGACGTCTCCGGTGAGTTGAGTGATGGCCCCCAAAGCGGTCGCGCTCAGTCCCGTCACCTGCGCCGTCGTGATTGCGATGGCAACGTTGGTGGCAAGTGTGGTTAGCCCTTTTGCGTTGACCGTGATCTGCGCCACGCTCGACGCGCTGCCGTACTGACCAGTTGTCAGGCCCGCCAACGTTGCGAGAGTCGCTGCCTGTGATCCTCCGCCCGTGCTCGTGGTCACGTCTCCGGTCAGCTGCGTAATGGCAGCCGGTGCAGTGGCAGCCCATCCGGTGTTTCCGGATCCGGTTTGCTTGACGTAGAGCGTCGTGTTGGCCGCGCCATTGGTGCGCAGGAAAAGTGAACCAACAGGTGCCGTGACCGCACCTTCCGGAGTGTTGGTGCCCGCGGTGATGGTCGGTCCGCTCGAGCTGGTCAACTTGAGTCCGCTGTTGAGTTGTTGCTGAGCGGTAAACTGGTTGGCCACCGACAAAGCAGCGGCGGCGTACTGCGTCGAGTTGTGTCCATACCACGTGAGTATATTGGACGCGGACAGCCACGCCTCTCCACCATTCGGTGCGCTTGGAGTGGCTGTCTGCCCTAGGTTCAAGCGGCTCGGCGTGTAGGTAAATTGAGCAACAAGCGGATTGATCTTAGTCTCAAATGTCGCGTATGGCGCATTCGAAAAATTGTTATTCTGCTGGTAAAGAGCGCTCCCGGCGTCACCAGTGACGACGTAGTTTGACGCTCCGGCGACGATTGAAAAGTTGGAGTTGAACACTCCAGCAACTGAGCCCGCGGCGATGGAGATGCCGTTGCCCGTCGTCGCGAGGTTTTGAAACGCGGACCATCCCATTGTGAGCAGCGCGGTGGCGGACGTGATGCTGATGGCGTTGGCGCCATTGGTGATGTAGTTGGACCACTTGCACTCGACGTAAGGTGTGAGCGCTCCGTTGGTTCCGCGCATCAAGATCGCGCCAGTCCCGAACTCGCCCGAGCATCTCTCGAGGTAGAGACTTCCGCCGTTGACGTCCCAGTGAGTGCCACCTGCACCGGCGGTTGAGTTGGCCACGCTTCGCACGTTTGCAGCGCGGACTGACACGTTGGCGTTGATCTGCACGCCAACCACCGCCGTCGAACTGTTGGAGTTGCCCACCATGCAATCCTGCATGTGGACCAAGAACTTGGTCGACCCGTTGGCCGTCAGCGTGAGAACGGGGTTGGTGGTGTTGGTGTCGAAGCGTAAACCATTGAGCTCGAGGATGGAATCGCCAGCGGTCGCGGACCCTTGGCAGGTGTGGTAGCCGTTGATCCTCACGACGGATCCCTGCCCGTTGTTGCCTCCTGTCGAGGCCAGAGAGACGCATGGTTTGAGCGTCAAGTTCTCGGCGTAGACGCCCGGCGGAATCAGGATCTGCGTCTGGTTGAGTCCCGTCGCACCGGTCACCAAGTCGATGCACCCTTGGATGGTTGCAGCGTCCACCCCGACAACCTTTGTGTTTGCGAACGTCACACCGCTTGAGGTCGGCTTGTTTGTCAAGTCGTTGTAAGAGCCTGAGATGGCCACTGTTGCAAGGCCGCTAATCTGCGCCGTTGAGTGCGTATGGTTCGCCGTTGCGTAATCCGACGCGGCTGTCGTTGCAGCGGTCCCGAGTTCGAGGGTTGAGCGTGCGGCGGATGCGGATGCCGCGGTGATGAGCGCCTTTCCCGTCGTTCCCGCGTCCTTGAGTAAACTGTTCGAAACTTTTGTCATACGGTGTAAAATGGCACCAACTTCCCGTTTCCGGCATCGAAGTAGCCCGCTGGCACCACGGTATTTGATGGGGTTTCCTCAGAGACGGTCCAGTTGGGTCCTGTTGCTCCGGTGGCTCCTTGGTCGCCGGTGATTCCTGTTGATCCCGTTGCGCCCGTTGCGCCTTCGGGTCCAGTAGCACCAACGTCGCCGACCGCACCGTCGATGCCATCAATTCCAGCCGGTCCCGTTGCGCCGGTGGCTCCGGGATCACCAACTGGTCCGGTGGCACCTCGCGGTCCCTCTGGTCCCTGTTCGCCGGTGTCCCCGGGAAACCCGGGTGGCCCCTCGGGACCCTGCATCCCGCTCGGTCCCGGCATTCCCGGATTGCCCTCGGGACCTTGCATCCCGCTTGGCCCTGCGGGACCGGGAAAGCCCTGATCCCCCTTTGGTCCAACATCGCCCGTTGCGCCGGTGGCACCGCGGCCACCGCGCATGTTGAGCGAGGAATTCCACTCGTTTGAGGCCTTGACGTAAACCGACACCGTTTGCACGTCGTCGTAGTTGTCGCTCTCAGGCATCTCCTGAAAATAGACGTCACCATCTTTTCCAAGCGATGGAGAAGGCGCGTCAGTTCCACCGTAAAAAATGGTGCCTGCGATACCTGTCGCGCCGGTGGCACCGACACCTGTTGCGCCGTCATTGCCAGCTGCTCCATTTGCTCCACGGCTCGCGATCAAGTCCCAGAATGCGGACATCGTGCTTGGGATGTCGCCGGTGTTGCCGCCGTTTGCATCGGTGCGATACCAAAGGTTTCCCTCGTAGGTTGCCAAATCTCCGACGGCGTAGCTGATTCCGAGGTCAAATGCGCCGGTGTAGTTCCAGAGCGCGGGTGCTCCTGTTGCGCCTGTTGCGCCTGTTGCGCCGACCGGCCCTGTAGCGCCTGCATCTCCTGCCGGTCCAGACGGTCCTTGCTGTCCGCTCGGACCTGCGACACCTGTTGCTCCGACCTGTCCCTCCACACCCGTGGGTCCGACGTCACCGCTAGGTCCTGTCGCGCCAGTTGGCCCAGCCTCGCCGACGTTGCCCTGCGGCCCTTGCTCGCCGACGGCCCCCGATGGGCCAGTGGCACCTGTTGCACCTCCAGGTGATCCCGGTTCGCCTTGCGGTCCAGTCGGCCCCGGTGCTCCCACTTCGCCTTGCGGTCCAGATGGTCCCGTTGCGCCCGATGCGCCAACGTGTCCAGTCGCACCTTGTGGTCCAGCGATGCCGGTGGCCCCATCTGCTCCACTAGGTCCCGTTGCGCCGATTTCGCCAGCAACTCCAGTTGCACCGACCGGCCCTTGCGATCCGACACCAGTCGCGCCAATCGGACCCTGCGGCCCAGCAACTCCGCCGGACGCCACGAGGATGTTGATCTTCTCCCCGCTCGGAGGTGCGCTCGTAAACGTCACAACGCCAGCTGCGACCGTGTAGTCATCGCCAGCGGTTTGGAAGACACCACCGATGGCCACGACGAAATGGTCGTCCGTCGAGTCGGTGGACGTCGTGGTGAAGACCGTCTGCGCTCCGTTTCCAGTGAACGTAAACTGTTGCAGTGCAAACGATGGCGCCGACGCCCCCGCTTGAAACGTCACCCATCCATTCCCCGCTGCGTTCGGGAACGAGAGCGTTTGGTCTGCTGTGTTAACGATCAGGACGCCCGACGGAATGCCCTCGATTGGAGGGGTTCCCGACGTGGCCTTTCGGAGTTGGCGGATGAAGTTCGGCATCCCCCGAGATTAGAGGTCTCCGCAGTCGATGGAAATCCCTGCTGAGGCAGGAATCGAGTTTGTTGCACTCGTCACCCTTCCGTAAGCGTCGACCGTGAAGAGCACCTGATTTGACGCGGCGGTGACACCCGAGGTGGCCAAGTCGACACCGCTCGATGAGACGGCGATCCGGCTCGACGATACGGTTTTGACCGAGAGCGTCGTGCCACTCTTTTGGAGACCATCACCAGCGTCAGCCACGCCAGCCGACGAGAACTGCGTGAACGTGATGGCCGTCGTCCCGATCGTGATCGCGCCTGACGTGGAAACCACCCAACCCGTTGATGCGTTGGAACTCCCCTGCTCGATGAAGACGAATGAACCAGCACTCAACTCGGTGCCGCTGTCAGCATCCGTGCGGCGGGTCAGGATGAATGGGCCATCGGCGGCGCCTGCACTCGTGACCGTGTAGAGGCCATTCTGGAGCCCTGCGACTTGGTTTTTGACGAGCACGTATTCTCCCGCGTTGACCGCGTGAGAGTCGATTGTGAGCGCTCCGTTGGCGTCAGCGGTGAGCGTTGCGCCCACTCCGCTGGATCCGTTGTTGTAGGTGCAGGCGGCAAGCGCGGCGGTCGTTGCGACATGCACCGAGGCCTTGACATCAAGCCCTTGTGCGACGTCATCGACGTACTTCTTGTTAGCCAGATGAGCATCCGCGGTCGGCACTCCGGTCGTCGAGATCAGCCCGGCACCGAGGGTCAGGTTCTTCGAGGCATCAACCACCAGAGCCTTGTTCGCGCTCGCCGTACCAGCCGTCACACCTGCGACGGTGTTCAGTTCGGCAGTCGTTGCCGTCACCCCGTCGAGCTTGTTCAACTCGGCGGCGTCAGCGGTCACCTGACTCCCTGCGATCTGGATTTGACCCGTGATGTTCAGCGTCCCCGAGACGGTCTTTGTCCCTTGGATTGTCTGGTTGCGGTTGGCCGTGGTGACCATCCCTTCGGAAGTGGCAGTGCCCTCACCACCTACCGGAACGATGTCACCGTTCGACTTTTTGATCAGCAGCTGGTTGTCGAACTCTTGAAAGAGCAGCTCACCAGTTGAGAGCGTGATGCCTGACACGCCCGTTGAGGTCGTGCGGCGTTTAAGTTGGATCGTGTTCGGCATGATGTCTTGATGTTGTTAAACTTGTCCCCCGTCGACTGATGCTCCCAAAGCGGCCAGAGTCGTGTAGGTAGTCACACCGCCGACGACGCCAACCACATCACCTTCCACGCCTGTGCCAGCGATCGCGGCTCCGGCACCAATGTTCGCTCGGGCCTGAGCTTGTTGAGGTGCTGTGAGGCCCTGAGCGACAAATTGCACGGCTGTTGCGGCGATGTTGGATGTGTCGAAAAAAGGGAGCGAGACCGGCTGCGATGCGCGGCGGTTGGTGTTCTGGACCTTCCACCGAAGTGCCTGAGTAGTCGTCAGGTTGCCAGAATAGGACCACGCAATCTCCGCCTGCAGCACCACGGATGAAAGGTCTGTCACCGTCTCATCTCCGCCAGCGACAACCACTGTGACACCGTATCCAGATGATCTGCAATGCGGTGCCTGACGTTGGCCAAATGTGGACGCGGCCACGGTCACGATGTCTGCGGATGATGATGCGACAAAGGCCAGATCCGCATCCAGAGCGGTCGCGATCTTCGCGGCCATCGCTGAGGCGTTTTCCGTTCCTAGAGTCGTGACCTTGATGAGACGGCCATCAGCGGGTGCCTCCGGTCCCGTCGAGGATGCCGTGCCCATCCAAACCCGCACTGGCCCAACCGAGTCGGCAAGGTCGAAGTAAACTCCGTTCACCGTTGTGGCCGTCGTCTGGATGGCCACGACTTCGGCGGAGTCGTAGGGGTCGATGCCAAGGAGCCGGTCAATCCCTCCTGATGCCGTGTTGAGGGTCGCTCGGTAGTCAACGGCTGAGCCCGTCACCGTGCGGGTCCAGCTGGCAAACGAGAGGAGAGGGTTGGCGTCAAAGTCACCCTTCGGTTTCACGGTCAACCTGAGGCCCGTTGATGAGCCCATGTCGACCGTCGAAGTGCTCGAGATGGTGCTGCGAAACTCGATGGCGGTCGGTATCACGTCCCCATTGCGGAGCAGCACCTCCTGATCGTCTGAGCGGCGGAGACCGCCAACATAGACGAGGCCAGAGTCGAGAGCGACGGTGAGCGTGAGCATTCACTCATGGGGCCGTCATCAACTGTCACGCACCGTAAAGTCCGATGATTTGATGACCCCCCGTTTGCTGCGAAACGGTGAAGGTCCCATCCTCCTCCTCCATGATGTAAGCGAGCACGATTTTGTAGTTAATGGCCCCCCCGACCTCACCGGCCACAAGCAGCGCACTAGTGTCCTCGATGGCGAGAGATGGATTGGAAATGCCCGTGGATGCCGTCGAGGAGAAGTTGCCGACCACGCTGAGCACCACCCGTTTGCCGTCAGCGGCCGTCCCGACTTCTTCCTCGGGGTAAGTCATGACGCTCTGCCCGTTGACCGTCCCCCAACGCACAAACACTTTGTATGTCGGGCTCGGTGATCCGGGGTTGTCGGCTCGCACGGTCACCTTGAATGGGAAGTTCGTTGTTGCCGATGGTGCCCCTGTCTGCGTCGTCCGACGGTTCTTGAGCGAGACCAGCTGGCCACGCGGGGTCACAGTCGCCGTGATGTCAGGAGTCGACTGGATGGCCAACCGAGGCAGGTAATCGATGATGGCGTTTATGGCGGCGGCCAACTGGCCACCGCTTTTGAGACGTGGGATCACAGGCATGATGGGATTTCTCTTAGGTCGTTGGTCGCTGTCTCCCCTCGGAAACTCGATGGGATTCCGGTCCCGCCGGTCCCGCCTCCCAAAAGCGGAAGCATGAAAGCGGATTGTCGCTGGTAGTTGTTGCGGAGTGGATGCGTCTCATCACTCCCAGGGTATTCACTCCCCGGGATGTAGCCATTCTCATCGCGATTTCTGAGCATGAATCCAAACTCCTCGACGGGTTTTGCAAACGTCTCCTCAGGATCACAACTTGGCACCGTCACCCGCGCCTGAAGCTCAACCTCGGCGTGCCAGCGCGGGTATGGTTGATCGTTGAGGAAGTCCTTTCCTCCCGTGATTTCGGTTTCCTCCGGCATCGCTGCCATGTCGCTCCCGAATCCATCGAGGACGTAGCCGCTCGTTGAGCCCACAGTGCCCGTCTGGTGAATGAATCCGACCAGAACGTCGACCTCATACTCTTTAACGAACTCTGTGGGGTACCACGGGTTGTCCTGCTCACCCGGCTCAAGCGGAATCTTGCGGTCTCCGGTCTGCACGATGTCATCGGCGGAGATGCGAGAGGCCGGTTCGTTCCAAGCGTCGACCAGCTTGACCGGGAAGAACCAGTTCTGCCCTCCGAAGTTGAGCCCCTGAAAGCCCGTCAGCGGGTCAAACGAGGTTTGCCTCGTCCCGAATGTGACATCCTCCGTGTGTATGAGGTAAATCGAATTCAGGATGGAGTACGTTTCCGGATTGGAGTTCTCGGGATCGTAATCCACAGCGGCGTTGCGCGTTGCGATTGCTCGCAAAAGGACGGTGGCCACGATGCGCTTGGATCCTCCGCTCAATGTGAAACCCCGATACTGACGGTCCCCGATTTGGATGAGTGGACCAACGAGTCCGTAAGGCCACGGGGTCACGAAATAACGAGTGGATCCCTCACTGAGAAATGGCTGATACCGTGGACCCTGCGGCTCGCCTTGGGTGATTGTCCTCGGTGGGGCGACAGTGAGAAACGTTCCCCTCGGCGTTTCGTTGGCGGTGAAGTCTTTCGTCTTTTGCACCTGCAAACGCACCAACTCACGACGAATGGCCGAGAGCGTGCGCCCGATGGGTCCCGGTGTTGTGATCGTCGGGATCATGAATAGATGAGCGAGGACCAGCCAGCACCTGTGTACTGCCCGTAGTTTGCGGAAGCATTGCGATACATGAGCGTGATTTTCCAGCGATCTCCAAACGGTTCTGCGGTCGCCCCAGCGAGAAGCCACGATTGCGTTGAACCCCAGATTGCGACGGGTGGGAACGAGATTTTGCCAATGTCGTTGACTAGCAATGCGAATGCGCTCCAGACGTCAAAGTAGGTCACCTTGAGTGTGCAGCCGTTTCCCGCGATGTAGTTTGAGACACCGACCAATCCCGGCTTTTTGAACTCCACGAATCGCTTGGTCGACTCAGTGTCGTTCGATGCGACCCATAAAGCGTTGGTTTCGTTCGGATTCTCGGGTGTCCCCGCGAGGTCTTGGAATCTCGGGTTGGCGGTGATCGGTTCGGTCCCGCTGTTGGCATCGATGCTCAACCGTTTCTTCGCGGCTGACGCGTAAGCGTAGACGCTCCTTTGCTCTAGCATCGTGGTCTGTGAGCCCTCGTCGAATGTCATCGATCGCGATATGATGCTTCGCTGCGTATCTGCGCCCATGTCCGGTAAACCAGTTGGACTGAGGATCGTGTCGATTTGGTTGTCTTTGAAGATGTGGACCGAGGTTTGGATGACGTTTCCCCACTCGTCGGTATCAAACGAGTGCGAGGTTTTGACCGCTGTTTCGCCTTTGAAGATTCGAGACATTTTAGGTGTAAATGTCGGACGACCAAGCTGGTGCGCCGAGGAGTTGAGCAGTGATTTTCCAAGAGGCCCCGTTTTGCTCCTGCGCCACCGAAGTCCCAAGAAGTGAGAGGCCGTTGAACATCGAGAAGTTTGGAATCGGCGGAAGCGTGTAGACTTGCCCCGGTACCGTCGCGTCGTCAGCGTTGGCGGCCATCCACGTCAGGTTAAACGTCCATTGCGGAGCTAGGTAGGTGGTGATGCCAGCCAACTCGAAGTCGTCGCGAAACTGCACGAATCGTTTCGCACCATCGAAGTCCTCCCAGATCGCGTTGCTCGTGTTCGGTGTCTCCGCATCTCCTGCCCAGTCGTTGAAGTTTGGATGTGCAGTGATGGGTTCGTTCGAGATTGTCCCCTCGACGGTGACGAAGTTCTTGGTGAATGCTGCGCCTCTATAAGTCCCCTCCGAAGTTCCGAGGCTGTCACTCAGCATCTCGACGTTTTCCTTCGCCCCAACCAACGCCAGCTGGATCGAGCCAATGGTCTTTGTTGCTGGCCACTCGTAGGGCTCGGTGTTGGGTCCCGTTCGCGCATAGCGGGTGCGGAAAACGACCTCGATGGCACCTTGCTCGTCGACCTGTGCAGAGATTGGAAACTCGGTGTTGAGGCTCATACCACGGCGACGTTGAGAGACCCTTGTTTCGAGATTGCACTGACCACGTTGTCGAGCTTGCCGGTGACGGCTTGCTGCCAAATCTGAATCGAGCGGATAACAGGATCCGTTTTGTCGCCCCCGGGAATGGGGAGCGGGAACGGCTCGGCAACGATATCGGTGGCCTGTTTAAGGTGCTCTCTCTGCATCTTAAAGAACTCCTCGGCGGGTGGTCCTTGAACTGGAATCTTCGCAATCTCCTCGCGTTTCTTCGCGGCGAGAAATGCCGGTGACGCTGCAAATCCTCCACCCAAATCTCCAGCTGCCCGAAGCCCCGGTGCCTTCCCCTCGAGCCCGATCATCGGCCCTCGGGATGCAAGGTTGATTGTCCGTCGTCCCCCTCCGATTTTCTCGAGCGAGGTGAAGAAGTCACCGGTCTTGGTCGCCTTGCTTTTCTTTTCTTCAGCCTGAGCAGTCTTTGCAGTCAACTCGGTTTGGTTTTTGAGTGTACTGGACTGCTCACGGATGGCTGTTGCGTTGCGGAGTGCGGCCTCGGTGAGCTTGGCCAACTCGGTTTTGAGTCGCTCGTTCTGCACTTGAAGCTTCTCGGTCGCTGCTGTTTGGCGAGTGAATCCCCGCTCGAATGCGGCGATGAGTCCTTGTCCCGGTGTGCCCTCGGCATAGGCATCAGCGTTGCTCGGCGGAACGATGACACCGTTCGAAAACGACTCCTTGGTGTTGTAGGTGATGCGCTTCCCGTTCGCGAACGTCTCACGCACCTCGCCAGGAGTGAGAGGTGTCGGGTAACCTGCCGCTTGTGCCGCGAGCATCTCACCTGCCTGTGCTGAAGTGATACCACCGGATGCAAACCCAATCGGCCCTTCCAGACCGAGGCCACCCATCCGCATTCCTCGCCCCGTTGTCTCGTTGCGGGTCGGAGAGATGAAACTTGGCAATGCAATGTCAGCGAGCCCCGCCACTGCGAAACCGATTTGCTGCTTGAGGTAGGACGCGAACGCATCGACTGCGCGAATGAATGCCTGCCCAAGCGGAGACTCGAGAGCGGCCCCGATGGCTGGTCCAGCATTGACGATCCGTTCGATGAACGAGTCGGCCACTGGAGCGAGAGCCCCGATGAGGTCAGCCCCAGAGAACACCTCGGTGATACCCTCGAGAGCCCGAATACCGAATGCTTGCACTTCGGAAAATGCAAGTTTCCCCGAGACCGTCAGGATGTCCCAGAGCGTGCCGTTCTGGATGGCCCCCTCGATGATCTGGAACGCTCGCACCGCTGTGTCGACGGCCCGACCGAAGCCTGCGCTGAAGTCGCTTGAGAACTGTAGAGCCTTCTTCGTCGCGGTTGAGAAGATGTTGCCGAGAGCGGTTCCGATTGGCGCGAACTTGCCGACGAGATTCTGCGCGAACTCGATGAGCGGCTTGAGCCCTTCCGACGCTGCGAGGCCGAGGTTCCGCTTAACTTCCTCGACGTTGTCCTTAAGCGTGGAGATGAGCCCGTTGAGCGTCTGGCCTTGGTTTGCTGCAGCTCCCGAGAAAAGGCCCGTGGTCGTCATCGCTTGAAGCGCGTTGACCATGTCTTGCGCTGAGATCTTGCTCTTGGTCAGTGCCTCTTGGAGACCCGCATCACTCAGGTTGAGAGCCTTTTTCAACTCCTCGCCAATCGGAATTCCGCGCTCGAGAAACTGAAGGAAAGTCTCGGTTTGCATCTTCCCGACCGAGAGCGTTTTGACGTACGGCTGAAGGATTTCAGACATCGGCTTTTTGGTCGCGGCGGCGATGTCACCGATGATCCGAATCGACTCCTTCAGTTGCTCGGCCGGTACGTTTGCGGCGGCCAGAGATGCGCCAGCGTTGGCCACCTCGCTAAGTTGGAATGACGTTGTTGCTGCGTATTTTGCCAACTCTGAGACGGCCCCCTGTGCTGTCTCGGCGGACTTGTAGAACGTCGTGAACTGAGCCACCACGGCCTCGAACTCTCCGGCCACCGAGATGCTCTCGGCGAACGTCTGACCGAGCGCACGGAATGCACTACCGACGGCACCAATGCCAGCTTGGAGGCCAGCGAACAGAGCTTGCCCCCCAGCTACGGAAGCGACGGAAGCGGCGAAGGATCGGAGTTGAGACCCTGCCTGTGTGAGCCCTTGTCTGAAGTTGCTCGTGTCTGCGCCGATGCGGATTGTGGCCGTGCTCATATTGCAATTCCTAGTTTTCGATACAGGTACTCGGCCATGTCTGCGGCCACTGCTCCCAACGCCTTTTCGACGTAGCCTTTTCGGTCGACGAACGAACTGATGCCGGGACGCTTGTTTTGGATTTCAAGGTAGGTCTCAAGGAGGCCGTCAAACTTTCGCACGACAGCTGCGGGGTGCTTTGATTCGATGGTGTCAAACTTGGCTCCCTTGACTAGCCATCCCCACGCCCCTGCTCGACCGGCTGCGTCTTGTCGCTGCTTGATCTCGAGGCCCCAGCGGTCTTGTTGCACTGTTGTGCGTTGCAGTTGCGCGGCAGCCATCATCATTTTGACCACGGCCAGTTCTCCCCGCTTGCCCCTCTTGCCGATGTATTTCTTTTGTTTTTCCAGTTCGGCTTGGAGTTTCGAGCGGCGAGCACCAACGCGATCGATGATGCGCTTGGAGATTCTCAGGTTCCCGTCCTTTTTCCGCCTCTCAATGGCTTGGAGCGTCTCCGGCCGAGTGTCCATGTGGAACTTCCCAGCGCGGAGAACGACATCGCGAAACTTCCGTCCGACGATGCTCTTCACCTCTTTCCGCGAGTTCTCGAGGTAGATCCCGAGCACTCGGTTGAAGTTCGTCAGGTCCATCGAAAGCGTGAGTTTCATGCGTCACTTAAGCGCGGGTCATCCACTATCGGCCTGATCCGGTGGCCTTGAGCCTCGAGCGAGGCCCCGAATAGCGCGTTAGCGTCCTGCATGGAAAGGGCGAGGATCTCGCTCGGAGTCCATCCGTATGCACTCGCAAAGTGGTGGATGTACTTAGCGACCATCCCCGCCCGACTTAGTTTCCCGGTGCAGCCTCGGACCCTTCGATGACGACTTGTGATCCCGTGGCTTGCTCGATCATCTCACGGATCTGGCGTGCGATGTCAGCCAAGTCTGCGAGCGGGATGGATGGCAGGTTGAGCGACTCTTTGAGGATCCGTGCCTTGTCTCCTGCGAGATAAGCGGCGGTTGCTTCGGCCACCTTCTCCTGCGGCGCTGAGTGGAGATAGATGAACCCCAGGACATCGGCCATGCGGGTGCTCGGCGCGGTGAGGAGTTCGTTTCCGGTCAACTCCATGAGAGCGAAGGTTTGGAGCGTCAGCGGTCGGCATGGGATTCCGGCCACGGTTGCAGCAGCGTTGGACGTGCCCGTGATGAGGTGTTGGATGTCAGTCAGCATGGTAATGGTTAGGCGAAATGTTTGAAGGTTTTAAGCGCATCTTGAAGCGTCTCGGTGGGAGCGTAGAGGATTCCACGGCGGAGCTTTTGGCGAGTCAGTTCGTGGGTGGCGTTGACGAACGAGGCGAGCGTGGTGGCGTTCTCGCAGATGGCCACCCCGATGTAGGACTGCTCAGGGTTTGCAGCTTTTCGCACGCGGTTGATTTCATCGCGCACCTCAAGGCACGCGTGGATGATTTGCAGTTCCGCTAGGATCCGGAAGTCGAGGTTCTCGGGTCTCTTGCCTTTTGTCAGAGCGAAGTATGCGCTCGCAATGGCATCGGCCTTGATGGCGATTTGAGGTTCTCCACCGAATCCCTTCCACGTTCCAGCGACCTCGAAATGGAAGGTCGTGCGAACTTCTGGATTTCCGTTTGGCAGCGTTCGACGCTCGACGGTGACGGGGTTCTCAGCGTGCGGAGGAATCCCGATGGTGGCCAGTGCGACAGCCAGTCGCTGGTTTCCGGTGGTGTAAAAAGAGGTGATCATGGCAAGGTGAGAATCCGGTTTTGAAAGGAGACGCGGTTTTGGCCCACCGCTTCCGGAAACTCCTCGGGGCTGATGGATTAAGAGATGCCGTCGTAAGCGACCGCCTGCACGTTTGACTTGGTGAGATCCTCGGAGGATTCGACGACCTCCGAAGAAGTCACGAAGACCGCACCGGTGACGAATCCCGAGATCAGACTCGGAAGCGTTGCGGTGTCTCCAACGTTTGGCGAGGTCGCCTCGTAGGTTTCAAAGTTCACCTCATCTTTGACGGCGAAGTAAACGACAGCCCCGAATCCTCCGTTGCCGTCAGGGATTTCCTTTTTGGATGAGGTCTTGTTGACGGTTGCAGTGGTCAGGAGCGTCGCGGATGAACCTCCGGTGCCGAATGTTACCGCTGTGCCTTTAATGATTTCAGCCATGATTTTGAGTCGGTTGAGATTAGGTCAAGCCAGCGTAGAGGGTCTTCGACACCGTGAGCTTCGCTACGTCCTCGGCCGAGAACGAGCGGTTGATGGAGTCGATGAACGTGTTCGAACCGGCTGCACTGCCAATCGTTCCGCTGAAGGAACCGCTGATGTAGCCGTCGATGGTGATTTCCGTTTTGAGGTTGTAGAGCGCGACGCTCTGCACGTCCCCATTCGGCCCGATGATTTCTTTGGATGCGGAGGATTTCTTGGCGTTGTACTGCGTCACGAGCATCCCCGATTGGGTTTGCAGCGTTCCAAGGGTGCCATAGTCCTCCCCGTTGTCGTGGATTGTTGCCATGTCGTTATTGTTGAGAGAGTTGATAAGCCCAGAGCTTGAAAGCGAATGTGTCCAACTGGACCTCCTCGGCGAAGGTTGTGTTTTGTGTCCCGAGGACGAACCCGAGCACCTTGGCCGACCCGAAAGAGAACTGGTCAAAGTCTCCATCAGCCACGGGGTTGAGCATCGCGGCCAGCACGTTTTGCTTGATCTGCCCGGCCTCGTCAGCGGTGTACGCGGAGCGGTTGATGCGGAGGATGGCTTGGCCGTCGAGGATGAAGACTCGCGATCCGGCGACGAGTTCGCGGTTGATCTCAACGCCGACGAAAAAGGATGCGGTCTCGCGTAGCTCGTCGGTGTCGGCACCGAGCACCTGCAATGTTGCGAGGTCGTCATCCGCTTTGACAGCGGCGACGACTCCACCAGCGACGTCGGCGAGAAAGTTGGTGCTCATTGGTCCTGTTTCACCTCGAACTCGAGGATGGGGTTTTCTGGTAGGCTCTTCACGTTCACCACGCGGTACTTCATGCCGTCGATCGTGAACTGGTTCCTCCGTGGCTCCCCACCCTTACCGTACTCATCAAATGACGCCCGAGAAATACGGATGGTCAGGTTGCCCTCGTTGTTCACCCCGGTCTCCTCCGGAATGGTGTAATATTCAGAGTTTGAGACGACCGCCTGCACGCTCTCCCCGTTGAGCAGCACCGCCGCGCCCATCGTCGAAGCGGCGTGATTGAAGGTGCGGAGCAGAGCGTTTGAGAATGCGGTCCTCATGCGTAAGCGATGAACTCGAGGCCTTTGCCTTTAATGGTCGGCAGCATCCCATTTTCGTCGTAGATCCCCGCGCCTTTTGGGACGAGCGGAGCGGCGGTGATGGGTGGCGGATTAACTGCCTTCGGCCCCGACTGGAACGTCACCTTGGCCAGCACGGCGAGGCCCCCCGGGGTGTCGAGTCCGGTGTACCTTTGAACCTGTGAAATCGGTGGAACCATACGAAAAAAGGGGAACGGGGTTTGCCCGTTCCCCCTTTGGAATGCAATGCATTAGGCGATCGTGAGCAACTCCCCAGCGGTCGAATCAACGACCTTTTCGGAGGTGTGCTGACGGACGCGGACCACACCCGAGCGGCGTGCTTCGTCGCGGTACGTCTCAACGACGAACAGGTCGGAAGCGTCTCCGGTCCATGTCAGCGTGCGGCCTGCGCCACCTGCTACGAAGTCACCGGATTGGACGTTCCCGATCCATGCGCGGTTCGAGCCCCAGATGAACGAGCCCGAAGCGGACTGTCCTTTTTTCGAGGAGTCGTACGCGGCCGAAGCGACCAGCACTTTCTCGATGCCGATGTTGGCGGCGATCAGTGCAGCGTCGACGTTGCGGAGGTCTCCGGTTCCGACGGACCCGAAGATGTAGCTCTGCACCTTCGCGTTCTTTCTCAGCGCGTTGTAGACGTCGAGGTTGACCACGAGGGTGTTGGCATCCACGCCCTTTTTGCGAAGGCGGGAGATGGCGTCCTGCAAGTCACTCACGGGGTCTGCTGCGGAGTTGCTCCACACCGTCCCCACGGTCGTGTTGTTGAAGTTGCTCGCGTTGAAGATCGCGGCGGCCACACGAGTTTCGTGCGCCAGCTTGATGTTGCGGAGCAGCAGCTTTGCAATCGTCGCCTCGGTGTCCAGGAACCTCGAGAGGTCCGCTTGATTGGAGTCGTCGATCAACTCCTCCAACCCGCGATCCTCGCAGAGGTAGGTGTCGGACGTGAAAGCGCGGGAAATTCGGCTGTAAGAGCCGTCAGCGTTGCGCTTTGCTGCGTCTGCGTCGACCCGCATCAGGTGGCCCGTTGCGGTGTCGATTTTGAGGTATTGTCCCGCTTTCGTGGCCACCGAGAGAGGTGGCATCACGAGACCGCCGATGAGGCCTGAGTCGGCCCCGCCGGATTGAATGACAGCCTGCTGGATGTCACCGCGTAGTACTGCGCCTGTGTTTGCGTACATTGTCTAAGGTCCTTTCGAATTAAGAGTGAGTGTGAACCCCGAGTGCGACTTCGATCACATCCCCGTCAGCGGTTGCCGCTTCGAGAGCGATTCCGATTGGGTTGTTGCTCGACGTTGCCGTGGCGAGGATTTTGCCAGAGGCGGCAGGATAAACTGCTGCACCAGCGCTGATTGCTCCGCCGGCCTTCATCTCGAAGGTTCCGGAAGCGGAGTTGAGTTTGACCGTCACGATGCCGCTTGCTGCTGCGTCAGCGAGAGCCACGCCGAGAGCGGTGCCGTTTGGTGCGCCAGCTGCAACAGCCAGCCCAGATGAGAGTGCAACGCGCTGACCGACCGAGAGAGCCCCTGCTCCCACGGCGAACGCTTTGAACCCGGAGTCGTTTTGTGCCATGTGTTTTTTTCTTTAGGGTTTGAGGATTCCCTTAGCGATCAGGTGGTTCCTGTACGCTTCGGGGTTTTTCCGGAGTTCGGAAAAGTCGGTCGGCTGTTCAGCCTTTGCTTCGGTTGCAACGCCCGGAGCGACGGGAGTACCGAAGGATTTGATGAGAGCGGCGAGTGCCTCGAACTTGGTTTCGACGGCCCCGAGAATCTTCTCCTCGACTGCCTCGAAAGCAACACCTGCGACCTCTTCGGCCTTTGCGCTCATTGCGGCTTCCTCGGGCATTGTCTTGCCCATCTCTGCCTCGGGAGCTTCGGTCGTTTCTTCGGTGAGGAGTGCTTGCAGCATCCCCTTGATTTCCGAGATCGATGCTTCGACCGTGGCGAGGCGTTCCTCGACGGTCGGCGCGGGTGCCTCGGCCATTGCTTCGGGTTTTGGTTCTTCCTTCATGGGAGTCTCACTTGTTTGCGCGTCATCAACTGGTGCCTCAAAAAGGCCGTCCGGATTGGCTGCCGGTTCGTCAACCAGATCGACCGAGCGGAGGCGCGTGCATCGTGCGTAGGCGGCCCCGTTGACGTCCTGAGGCTTGCCCTCGAACGAGATGGAAAGGCCGAATGACTCAGGGGTTTTGGTGGCCAACTCGAGGATGAAATCTCGACGTGGCGAGGTCTGGAACAGTTGAAGATCCGCGAGCACCTTCTCGTCCTCGATGCGGAAGTTGACGAGTCGCCCGACAATCTCCTCCACGCCCGACTCGTGGCCTACCTTGACCTTGATTCCGCTCCTTGCTGCGTTTCCGCATTTAACGACCTGCGAAAGGGTCGTCTCATCGATGAGGAGACCGTGTCCCTTGGCCACCCCGAGTGTGATGACAGAGACGCCGAAGATGGTATCGGCATCGATGCTCGAGGGTGCGAGTGCTTGGAAAGATGTGGTCTTCATTTGCTCATTCGATTCTGAAGTTTCCGTTTGTTGGCGTAATAGGCGCGGATCGCTGCGATGGCATCCTCACGGGTTTTGTGGTGCGAGACGACCGACTCCTGCCCCGGGTAAACTTTGACCTTGGCCCATCCTGTTGGGGTTTTGCGGATTGCGTAAGGCATCAGTCCTTTTTGTTGAGTCTCTCTACGATCCGGTTCGCCCACGCTTGGCCAGCGTCCCCGCCCCATCCGTCCCACGCCTGCCGGCCCTTTCCGTAGTCGTCCCACGTCGAGCCCTGCTTATCGACTTGGTGTCGGTCAAAGTAGGCCTTCATCCTCCGCACGGTGTCGGCGGAAACTGGTCGACCGCTGGCCAAGTCGCGAGCCCGAGCGATGCCCACTGGAGTCATCCCGCGTTGGGACGCTGGTTTCTTGGCACGCTCGCGCAGTGCTCGTGCGGCCGCTGCACGCACGGCCTGAGGTGGTTCGAACGAATCCTCGGCGAACTGCGTGGATTCCTCGGCTGAACTAAGGGACGCAGGTGGGTTTTTCGCCTGATCCAAAACGATCGGATCCTCAACCCCTGCGGCCTCGAAAATTTCTTTCCGACGGCGCACCTCGTTTGCCGATTGAATGAAGGCTTCCTCCCAGTCTTCGCCTTTACTCGCGAAATACTCAGCATAGGTCGTGGCGCCATGACGGAGTTCGGCAAGTTCTGCGCTCGTCTCTCGTCCGATGTCGGTGGATGGCCACGGCGGAAACTGCCACCGGTGAGACCTCCATTCAGCGGACTGCGGGATGTCTCCGTTCGAGATCCCGAACGCGATGACGGCCTCAAGGATGGGGTCGAGGATTCGGTTTGTGAGAATCCGTTGATAGCGTCCACAAACGCGTGCGGCTTGCTGTGAGTCGAGGCGAGCGGTCACCCCTCCGAGGTTACTTGAGTCGATGAAAAACCCGTACGGGAGTCCGAGAGCGTCGGCGAGGTGACGTTGCAGGGACTCGAGGAACCCTGTGAACGTCACGCTCGGACGGTTGCTCATGAACCCAGTCACTTCCTCGCCAGGCTTGAGGTAGTGGATGGTGCCGGGTGTGATGCGCTCGATGGAGTCTCCGGTGGTTGTCTGCTCGTCCCATCCGAGACCCTCGCCTGATGGAGTCTTCACCACACCTGTCTGTCTGCTCGCCCACTTCACCGCATCCTTCTCCCCCGCGAGGATTTCCACGATGTCCTTGCAGGTTGCGATGGCGGGAGCAAAGGCCGATACACCACGGTAAGAGTCGTGGCGTTGAGGGTCGAACAAGTGCAGGCACCGCTCGGCTGGCACCTCCTGCTCGTCGACGTAGGATGCTCCCATGCTGCGGCGCGTGATCTGGTAGGCCACTGGTCGGCCCGTCTTGACGTCGATACGGATGCCCCCGATGAGGTCGTCGGCCACGGTCGAGTGGTACGGGTTCCCGATGCGGTCGGCTTCGATAAGTTGCAGGCGCGGCCCGTCCTCGGTGAGGCTTTTGACGAGGAGACAGTCACCGTCCCGCACGAACGAGACGAAGGCGAGTTGCATCAGACTCAGGAAGTCGAATCGGCCCGAGAAGTCAGCACGTTTGCACCAGTCTGCAAAGTAGGCCTCGTAGGATGAGTTCACCCCGGGGTCGCTCGTCCTCGCTTGATAGCGGAGGGATCCAAGCGTGTACAACGTGAGCTTTCGCAGGATGCCAGACACCAGCGGATGGTTGTTCTCGAGGTCCCGAGCCTCCCAAATCAACTGCACGCGGCCTCTGTTGGTGGAGGCTGATTCCGCGTGATTTGAGTAGTTCGAGGGCGTTTGTGCTCGGCTCTCGGTCGGCTCCGCGCCCTCCCAGCGAAAAGCCCGTACTGCGTTGCGGATTCGTCGGATGAGTTTCATCGGCGGAATGATGCTCGCACGCGGTTGCGAGGAGTCGAGCGTGAGCGTTCGGTGACGATCTGCGAGCACGCGGCGAGTTCCTTAGCGATCTGCACGCGATCACGTTGGGAAGACGTTCCTGCTGACGACACCGATGTGTACGGGTCAGCGAACTCGGCCTTGAGGCGAGCGTATGCCTCCGCCAACTCGGCGGCGGTCATCGCCCTGAAAATCCCTTGGTAGTCAATCTCGTCGGCCATCACCTGAGCACCACTCATCAACCAGCGGTGCCAATGAAGTTGGTTGCCAGCGCGGCGAGCACCTGCAGCACTTCGCAGTCGAACAGGTGGTTATCCTTTCGAATCTGCCTCCAGATGTGGCTGACCCTGCCGTGCGCGTCGACCCTCTCCTCTCGTCGCTCGGCGGTCACCTGCGCGAGGTAGACATCCCCGGCCTCCCGAGAGAACTCCCACGAAGGACCCTTGCCTGACATGAGATGAGCCAGTGCGTCCTTGAGCATCGGGTTTGAGAACACAAGCAGGTTGATGGTCCTCTTTTGACCTTGGCCGAGCATTGCATCGGCTTTGCTCCACATGAACGGCCTTCGGACGTTGTTGACCATGTAGCCGTTGACCGAATCGTGGCCTTTGCTGGCCTTCCACTTTCCTCCCCGTTTCGCGATCTCGGTGTACACGGTTTGAGTGTCGAACCCCGAGTCGATGATGACATCGCCCGACGCGATGCCGTACTTGGTCACCACCTCATCCATCATCGATAGACTGACCGCGCTCCCGAAGTCGACGAGGCGAGAGGTTCCCCCGGGATGCCATTCTCGGACGACGAACCAAAGCCCGTAGGACTGCACGTCGATGGAGAGGAAAACACGGCCACCGGTGGTTTCTTTCAGCTTGTAGTCGGTCCCTCGTAGGTCATCCCCGAACTGTTCGGCTTTGAGATCGCTCACCCACGGCTCGCCCATCGTCTCTCGCTTCCACGTCTGCATGGGGATGATGTTCCCGAAGGTCATCTGACGCTTGGCCACGAGGAACTCCTCGACGGCCTCACGCCACGGGATCCACCACGGGACCAACGATGACCAAGTGAACGACACCTTGTGCTTCGGCGCGATGAGGTTCCCCTTCTCCCATCGGCCATTCTCAACGAGTGTGCGGCGCGTAACGGGGTCGTCGGTGTGGCCGTGACCGCACGATGGGCACTTGAGTCTGATGCTTTCAGCGACCCTCTCGAAGAGCCACTTCCCCTCGGGTGTCTTGGTCTGCTCCGACTCCTCCCACTCGACGTGCTCCCAGAGTGGCGTGAAGAACATACCGCACGACTGACACGGCCACTCGAACCTGCGTTGGTCCCCGTCGAGGAAGGATTGGTGCACCGCGTCGTTCTCGAACAGCGGGGTGGAGATCTGGACGATGCGGTAGTTCCACTGTGCCCTCACACGCTTCCGCACCATCTCCAACGCCCCCGGCGGGTAGTTGCGCACCTCGTCGAGGATGAGCCATCGCACCGGCACCGACTGAAGTTTCGAGGGTGAGCCAGCCCCGCGAACCATGAGGGTCATGGGTGCGAAGTCGATGGTCCCCTTCCGCTTCCCTGACCGCTCCTTGGGCATCATCCGTTTGATGGTCTGGCAGTCCATCAGGGTCGGGAGCAGTCGAGTCTGCATGAAGTCCTCGGCCTCGTCCTGCGCGGCAAGCACCCACATGGCGGGTCCGGGATCCTCAGCGATGGCCCACGCGAGGAGAATCATCATCGTCTGGGTCTTGCCCGACTGAGCGGAGCACATGATGGAAATCTCGCGGATGCTATCATCGGCGAACACCTCCATGATTTCCTTTGTCCACGGCGCGGTGTTCGAACTGAACTGCCCCGGCATCGAGGACTGCTTGTCGATGATGATGTGATCCTCGGCCCATTGCCATGGGTGCCTGTAGTCGCGGAGGGTCGCGATCTCGGAGATCGTCTCAAAGAACATCAGCGGCGCGAGTTGCTTTCTTTCCGGTGAGCGTCTCCCATCGTTTGACTATGACGTCACAGTAGGCTGGACTGATCTCCATCCCGAAGCAGCGGCGGCCCAATTGCTCGGCGGCGATGAGGGTGGTTCCCGAGCCGAGGAATGGATCGAAGATGTCACCTTGGGTGCAGTTGGCGATCATCATCCTGATCCAGTCGAGCGGTTTTGAATGAGAGTGCTCTGACTCAGAGTGGAACTGTGAGATGGACAGAGAGAAGACATCGGCGAGGTGCTTGCCTCTCGGATCGGCCTCGTAATGGTAAGTTCCTCTCGAGTTGGTTCTGATCCCAGAGACACCCGGCTCACCGTAGTGGGACCCCTCCTGATTGTACTTTTCCACGTCACCATACCATAGGCACATCTTCATTCGCTTGAGTGGTCGTGATGGTGTGAACCAACTCTGTAGACAATCCCACACAAACGCCCACGACGGTGCGCCGAACAACGCAACGATGTCACTGATCCTTTGACCGTCGCAGAATGCGAGGGTCGATTGTCGCTTTTGCATTGCGATCCATGCGTCCCACGGAGGGTCAAAAAACAAAGTTTCACAATGGTCTCCGAATCCCTCGGCCTTCGTGCTGTCCCCACACATCAGCCGATGCTCCCCGAGGATCCACAAATCGCCCGGCTTGGTGATCGGGTCGTCCGGTGTCTCCGGCACCTCGTCGGGGTCTCCGTTGAGTTGATTGGTTTCCGCGAGTAGCTCGGCCATCTCTTCATCCGAGAAGCCCGTCAGGAGGTGGTCGAGGTCGCTCTCTTTAATGGCCTCCAGTTCGACCTTGAGCATCTCCTCGTCCCATCCGCCACCGATTTCCGCGAGTTTGTTGTCAGCCAGAATGTAAGCCCTGCGTTGAGTCTCGCTCAGGTGCGAGAGCCTGATGACCGGTACTGACTCGAGACCTAGCTTGAGCGCGGCCATGACGCGCCCGTGGCCAGCGATGATGCCGTTGTCCTGGTCAACGAGGACGGGGTTGTTGAAGCCAAACTCACGGATGCTTCCCGCGATCTTTACGACCTGCTCTGGGTCGTGTTTCTTCGCGTTCCTCGCGTAGGGTATCAAGTCGGCTGGGTGCATCTGTTCCAGCTTCGGCTGCGGCTTGTTCATCTGCCCATCGTTGTATTTCTGCATAGCTGTTTCGTATTGCGGTTGTGATTTCAGTGGAGATCTGCGTCGGGGTCATCCCCGAGAGTCGGCCAGCGAGTGATGGTCCGATGCGGAGCTGCAAGCGTTTGCAGGTGTCGAAGGTTTGATAGAGCTTTTTCCGGATTTCGTCACGGTGCATCACTTCTCCTCGGGCCTGTTGGATTTGAAGTTCGAGAAGTTGGTTTCGCAGGTAGACCTGCCGAGCGGTGAGCTTGCTTTTATCGAGG